GCAGGACCAGTTACAGTAACTGGAACTCAAACAATAACAGGAACGGTAGTAGTAGTTTAATGTCAAAAATAGAAGTAAATACAGTTGATGTACAATGCGGATCTACGCTTACTTTAGGTAGTTCTGGTAAAACAGTTACTTTAGCAAGTGGCGCTAGTCAATCTGGTTTTGGAAGAACAGGAACTGTTGACTGGGACACAACTCCAAAGACAGCAACATTTACTGCAGTGTCTGGAGATGGATTTTTTTGTAATACAACATCAGGTGGTTTTACAGCTAATTTACCTGCCGGTACAGCAGGAGCTATAGTTTCTTTTGCAGATTATGCAGGAACTTGGCAAACAGGTAATCTAACAGTATCACCAAATGGTTCAGATAAAATTGGTGGAGTAAATGCAGATATAACTTTAGACACTGAAGGTCAATCAGTAACTTTTGTATTTGCAGATTCAACACAAGGTTGGATTAATGTTCAAGATTCAACAAGTAATGAAAGAGCATCAGCTTTTATAACTGCTACTGGCGGAACAATTTCAACTTCAGGAAATTGTAAAATTCACACTTTTACAGGTCCAGGTACTTTTTGTGTATCCTCTATAAGTGGATGCACTGCAGCAAACAATGAAGTTTCATATATAGTAGTAGCAGGTGGCGGTGGTGGTGGTGGATCACATGATTCACCTGATAACAGAGCAGGTGCCGGTGGAGGTGCTGGTGGTTATAGAGAAACTAAATCACCTGTCACTCCATATACTGCTAGTCCTTTAGATGGTCAACCGAGTGCACCTAATAGAATTACAGTTACAGCAACAGCTTTTCCTATAACAGTAGGAGCAGGAGGTGCTGGTGGTCGTAGATCAAGTAATAATTCAGCTAATGGTTCAAATTCAGTTTTCTCAACAATAACAGGAGCAGGTGGCGGAAGAGGTGGAATGGGAATCGGTGGTCCAGTTGGTTTTCCTGGTTGTGGCGGTGACGGAGGATCAGGAGGCGGTGGTTCTGGTGGTGGTTCAGGTACAGCTAGTGTTAAAGGCGATGGCAATACACCCCCTACAACTCCTGCACAAGGTTTTGATGGTGGCACAGGTGGAGTTGGTGGACCTGGAGGTTCAGGTGGCGGAGGTGGTGCAACTGCTGTAGGAGCAAATAATGCTTCTTCTGATGGTGGAGCAGGTGGTGCTGGAGCAACAAGTTCAATTAATGGAACTCCAACTGCAAGATCAGGAGGAGGCGGTGGAGCTGGTGCTTCTGGAGGCGGTGCTGCTGGAGGAGCAGGTGGCGGTGGAGCTGGTGGAAGTAGTAATGAAGCTGGAACTAACGGAACTGCAAACACTGGTGGTGGCGGTGGTGGAGCAGGTATGGGTCCTGATGGATCAACTAATTCTTTAGGTGGAACTGGTGGTTCAGGTGTAGTAATAATAAGGTACAAATTTCAATAGTTATGACAAGTACAATTAAAGTAAATACAATACAAAATACATGTGGAGCAGATATCATAAAAGAGTCTGGCAACACGATAACTATCGGTGCATCTGGAGATACAATAACTTTAGGATCTGGTGCATCACAGACAGGTTTTGGTAGAACAGGAACAGTTGATTGGCAAACATCAATTAAAACAGCAGCTAGTTTTACGGCAGTAAATGGCGAAGGATATTTCGTAGATACATCTAGTAACACTGTTACAGCAAATTTACCAGCAGGATCTGTTGGAGCGATCGTAGCTTTTAAAGATTATGCAAATAACTTTGATACTAATAAGTTAATAATTAATTCAAATGGTTCAGAAAAGATTAATAATAGTACTTTAAATCTAGACGTTATAACAGAGGGTGAATCACTTACTTTAATTTATGCAGACGCAACAAGAGGTTGGCTAGTTGTAAATGATGGAAATAATGATGCTGGTCAACAAGCATCGTTTGTAGCAGCAACAGGTGGGACTGTCACAACTTGCGGTGATTTTAAAATTCATACATTTACAGGTCCAGGAACTTTTTGTGTATCAAGCGCAGGTAACGCAGCAGGTTCAAATGTTGTAGATTATTTAGTAGTTGCCGGTGGTGCAAGTGGAGGACATAGACAACCAGGTAATGGAAACGGAGGAGGTGGTGCTGGCGGTTTTAGATATTCAGCTGCAACTTATTGTTCACCTAGTTGTGCACCAGGACATCCTTTAAGATCACCAACAGGTTTAGCTGTACCAGTTCAAGGTTATCCAATAACTGTAGGTGCTGGTGGCGCAGCGGTAGGCCCTTCAATAACTACGGGAAATGATGGCGCAAATTCAATTTTTTCAAGTATAACATCTACTGGTGGAGGCGGTGGTGGACATGGTTCTGCTCCAAATCCAGGTAGAGATGGAGGATCAGGCGGTGGCGGTGGTGGAGGATCTTCTTCTGCTATTCCAGCAGGTGCTGGTAATACACCTCCTGTAAGTCCTTCTCAAGGTAATCCTGGTGGATCAGGTGGAGGTCAAAGTCCAGATGATGGATCTGGTGGTGGCGGTGGAGCTACAGCTGCAGGAACCCCTAAACCATCTCAAGGTCCTAATGGTAATGGAGGTGCAGGTGCTGGTTTACCAACAGCTTTTGGTTCAAATGGTCAATCTTGTGGTTCATTTAGATTTTATTCAGGTGGTGGTGGAACAGGTGCTTCTCCTGGATATGGTTCTGGCTCAGGTGGTGTAGGTGGCGGTGCTCCTGCTGAAGGAGACGGTTCTGCAAACACTGGTGGTGGTGGAGGCGGTGGACAATCTAATGGTGGAGGAAGCGGCCAAAGTGGTTCGGGTGGCTCTGGTATAGTAGTAATAAGGTATAAATTTCAATAGGTAGATTATGAGTGAAATAAAAGTAAATAAAATAACACCGAGAACAGATTGTGGTACAACCACATTAGGAGATAGTGGAGACAGTATTACTGTTGGTGGTGATCTAAAATCAAATGCATTGAAAGCTACTGATGGTGGAAGTATAATTTCTCAATCAGGAACTACAATTACTTTAGGTGCTTCTGGAGATACCATAACACTTGCTAGTGGAGCATCACAATCAGGATTTGGTAGATCAGGTTCAGTTAATTGGCAGACTTCAATTAAGACAGCTAATTTTACAGCAGCGTCCGGTGAAGGATATTTTTGTAATACTACAAGTGGAAGTTTTACAGTAACACTTCCTGCTTCACCAAGTTCGGGAGATATTGTAGCATTAAAAGATTATGCGAATACATTTGATACTGCAAATTTAACAATTGGTAGAAACGGTTCTAATATTGGTGGAGCTGCTCAAGATGCAGTTTTAGCAACAGAAGGACTTGCAGTTACATTAGTTTATTCAGATGCTACAAAAGGTTGGTTGGTAACTGAATCCGGTTTACAATCAGAAGCACCTGGACCACAATTCGTTGCGGCATCAGGTGGTACAGAAACAACAAGTGGTGATTTTAAAATTCATAAATTTACTGGACCGGGTACATTTACAGTTTCAAATGCTGGTAACGCAGCAGGTTCGAATACATTAGATTATTTAGTAGTAGCTGGAGGTGGTGGCGGTGAAAATACAAATGGTGCTGGTGGTGGAGCGGGAGGTTATAGATTTTCTAATGGGACAGCATCAGGAAGTTACTGTGCAGGACCTTCTCCTTTAGGAGCATCGGGTATAACAGTCTCGGCAACAGCTATTCCAATAACAGTTGGAGCTGGTGGAACAGCTGGAACTCCTTCTCCCCCAGCAGGAGGAGCAGGATCAGATTCAACTTTTTCAACAATAACATCTGCTGGTGGTGGCGGAGGTGGTCAAGCAAGACCAGGTAATAGATGTGGTGGATCAGGTGCTGGTGGACCACATGGTACAACTGGTGGACCTGGTGCTCTACCTACTGTAGGTCTTGGAAATACACCTCCAGTCAGTCCACCTCAAGGTAATCCTGGAGGAACAGGAATTGATAATAAAGCAGGACCAGCAGGAACTAAAAGAGGTGGTAGTGGTGGAGGAGCTGGAGCAGTTGGTGGAAGTCGACTGGCTCCTGGTGGATCAAATACTCAAAATCCTGCTCCTGAACAAGCAGGTGGTGCAGGTCTAACTAGCTCAATAGATGGAACTCCAACAGCAAGAGGTGGCGGTGGAGGTGGTGGATCAGAAGAAAGTTCCGGAGCTCCTGTAACAGCAGCGGCCGGAGGTTCAGGTGGTGGTGGTTCTGGTGGTGTAGATCCAAGTGGAACAAACGCTACTGCAGGAACAGCTAACACCGGCGGTGGTGGAGGCGGTGGTGGTGACTTATCTCCTAATACAGGTAAAGCTGGAGGTTCTGGAATTGTTATAATAAGGTATAAATTTCAGTAGTTGAATGGTAATTAAAATTAATATATAAGGAGAAACATTATGGCACATTTTGCAAAACTAGGATCTAACGGAAAAATTATACAAGTGTTAACACTTGATAATAAAGATATGTTAAATGCTGATGGTGTTGAAGATGAATCAGTAGGTCAACAATATTTAGAAAAACATAATAATTGGCCTGCACAGATGTGGATTCAAACTTCATATAACACTATAGGAAATAAACATGCTTCAGGAGATAACTCAAAGGCATTCAGAGGAAATTATGCAGGTATAGGTTATACTTGGGACGAAGATGATCAAATTTTCTGGCCTAAAAAACCATACGCTTCTTGGGTAAAAAATACAACTGATGCTAGATGGCAATCACCGATTGGTGATGCTCCAGCATTAACTGAAGAACAACAATCACAGAACGAAGCAGATACTCATTTGTGGCATTACAACTGGAATGAAGACAACCAATCTTGGGACTTGACAGACGAAAAAGCATAAATTAAAAATGGTGGTGGTATGCAAAAGAAAGTATTAACAGAGCAAGCATTATATTTTGGTGATGTGGCAATGCCCAAAGACTGGGATATTGACCGAGATAAACTACAAGAAGATATTTTAAAATCACAAGTTACAGACTCACCTTTTCCGTTTTCACGAACATTCGACATGTTGAATACTTACATGAGAGAGCATATAAATTTAGAATATGGTTTTACTCTAATTAACAAAGAAGTTTGGGGTAATATCTATAAGCCTCAAGAGACAACAATTCCATTATTAAATATAGATCCAGTGGATCTACGTAACTCCCCAGATTATACTTTTTTATATGGTGTAAACGTAAAAGATTGTAATGTTAGAATACATTATGAAGATAACAGACGTAAGGGAAGAAGCTGGGACATACCACTTTTAAATAATAGATTTATAATGTTTCCATCAACAAATATGTATTACCTAACCAATAATCAAAAGGATAGTTTAAATTTTGTACAAACTATAACGTATGAATATATCTAATTATTATTGGTATTTTAGTGGTGCGCTTACACCAAAGTTTTGTGATGATGTAATAGCTTATGCAAATTCACAAAAAGAAGTAATGGCTCTTACTGGTGGTTATGGAAGAGAAAAAGGTAACAAACCATTAAACAAAGAAGAAATTAAAGATTTAAAAAAGAAAAGAAACTCTGATTTGGTATGGCTTAACGATACCTGGATATACAAAGAATTACATCCATATGTTCATGAAGCTAATAGAAGGGCTGGTTGGAATTTTGATTGGGAAAGAAGCGAGTCCTGTCAATTTACAAAATATAAATTAAATCAATATTACGACTGGCATTGTGATAGTTGGGATAAACCTTATGAAAAAGAGGGACCTGAAAAAGGTAAAATTAGAAAACTATCTATGACCTGTCAATTGACAGACGGATCAGAATATCAAGGTGGTGAGTTAGAATTTGATTTTAGAAACTATGACCCACATATGAGAGATGAATCTAAACATAGAATACAATGTAAAGAGATATTACCAAAAGGATCTATAATTGTGTTTCCTAGTTTTGTGTGGCATAGAGTTAAACCAGTAACATCAGGCACAAGATATAGTCTTGTGGTATGGCATTTAGGGAGGCCTTTTAGATAATGTTTATAAATAGTTATTTTCCAACTGTAGTATGGAACGAAGAAAAACCAGAGTTTGTAAAGTCACTAAACAAAGCAAGCAATAAATATATTAGGGATGCTCGTAAAAGAGAAAAAGAATATATAAAAAAATACGGTGATTTTGGAAGATCATATCACTCAACACCACTTGTAAACGACAATGATTTTTTAGATTTTAGAAATTACATTGGTCAAAAGTCTTGGGAGTATCTAGACCATCAGGGTTATGATATGTCACAATACACAACTATGTTTAGTGAGATGTGGGTACAAGAGTTTGCAAAAAAAGGTGGTGGACATCATTCAGCACATATACATTGGAATCAACATGTATCGGGTTTTTACTTTTTAAAATGCAGTGATAAGACATCTTATCCTGTATTTCATGAACCAAAGACAGGAGCTAGATGTACAAAATTAAAAATGCGACCAAACATAAAAGGTGTATGGCCAGGTCATGAACAATTTCATTTACAACCTAAACCTGGAACTTTAATTATATTTCCAGGTTATCTAGAACATGAGTATTCGGTTGACCATGGTATAGAACCATTTAGATTTATACATTGGAATATACAGGCTGTGCCAAAAGAAATGGCCAAAGATGTTTAAAAAGAAAAAATACACAGTTATTAAACAAGCAATATCAAAAGACTTAGCGATTTTTATTGCAAACTATTTTAGGATGCAGAAACAGGTCTATGACACTTGTAAAGAGCATAGATACTTCTCACCTTTTGAAAACATATTAGGTTATTATGAAGGAGAAAATGAACAGATTCCAAATACGTACTCTTCTTATGCAAATATTGCTATGGAAACTTTGTTACTTAAATGTCAGCCAGGTATGGAAAAAGCAACAGGATTAAAATTATATCCTGCGTATACTTACGCTAGAATATACAAAAAAGGTGATGAATTAAAAAGACACAAGGATAGATTCTCTTGTGAGATATCAACTACCATGAATCTTGGTGGTGATGACTGGCCAATATATCTAGAGCCATCTGGAGAAGTAGGTAAAAAAGGTGTTAGAGTAGATTTAAAACCAGGGGATATGCTGGTTTATTCTGGCTGTGAGCTAGAGCATTGGAGAGAAAAATTCAAAGGCAAAGAATGTGTACAGGTTTTTCTGCATTATAACAATCGTAAGACACCGGGAGCTAAAGACAATATGTTTGACAAGCGTCCACATTTAGGTCTTCCTTCCTGGTTCAAACGATGATATAATTCTTAGATGGAGGCAGGGCACCACCACATACCCCCTGTCTCCTTTTAAGGATTATATTTATGTATTTTGGAGGAACACCCTTTTCAGCGTCACCTTTTGCGGATCCAGGTTTTAACCCTAACGCTTTTGTTAATGTTACTGGTTCTAGAGTAAATGAATCTACTGGAACAGTCACACTAGTTGGTAAAGCCAATTTTGAAGTAACTGGTAGTCGGTTAAATTTATCAATAGGTAATACTACGATTGTTGAAGGAGCGGGCGTTGTAGTTACACCCAATGGGTCTAGAGTTAATATTACCACTGGAGATCCGACAGTAGTAGGGAAAGCATTATTTGCAATCACAGGGAGCAGAGTAAATTTAAATACAGGCACTCCTACTTTTGCATCTAAATATTCTGTAACTGGAAGTAGAGTAAATCTTAACACCGGATCACCAACCATAATTGGAAAAGCAACTGTCGAACCTGACGGATCTAGAGCTAACTTAGATACAGGCGATGTAACAATATCTGCAAGTGCGACAGTATCCGTAACAGGTAGTAGAATTAATTTAACAATAGGTAATGCTGATGTAACAGCAAATGCAACAGTATCTGTAACTGGAAGCAGAACAAATCTGTCTTCTGGAACAGTGACAATAACTGCAGATGCAACTGTGTTACCTACAGGAAATAGAGTAAATTTAGACACTTCATCTGTTTTAATTAGAAAATGGGATGGTATAGTGCCTGGAGTTTCAATGACTTGGGATAGCAATAGCTTCCCAACAGCGAGGTAATAAATGTATTTTGGAGGATCATCATTTGCAGCAGCACCATTTGGAAGTTCTGGTGGTGTTAGTATTAGAGCTGTTGTAACGGGTAGCAGAGTTAATATAAATACAGGATCATTAATTATAACTGGTAAGGCTCTTATTACCCCTTCAGGAGTTAGAATAAACGCAACAATTGGTAATGTTACAACTAGATTAGACC